TCATGGGAAGTTGTTCCTGAAGAGCCTTGGCATCTCCGCTATGTGTGTGGGGATAATCTTCCAGAGGCGGTTGCTTCCTTTCAAGGGTAATTGACACACCTACTTAGGTAGGATATGCTACACAACCTAACCAAAAGGGTGGTAGCATGAAAGTACATGACATTGATCGTATTATCTATTACCTCGGTAAGGTCTTCGTTGGGCCTACCGATGCCGAAGAACTATTTCGGGTTATAGAAGTGCTTCAAAAAGAACGGCAAAAGTTGGAGAAGAAACATGTCAAAAAGTAGTCTTTTAGACGAACTCAAAGCAGGATCTGCACCCACAAAATCTTGTGGTATTGGCAAGATTCGTAGTGTGATGGATACTGAAGAGCAAGAAGCCTTAGACGAAGCATTCGTCAAGATTCGTGAAAAGAATGCTTCTCCTCGTTCAATCCAAACAAGTGGCTACACATATAAGTGGCTATCTGATTTGCTCAAGAAACATGGGCATGACGTAACAATCCGAATGGTAGAAAAACATAGTAGAAAGATGTGTAGTTGCGATGTCCATTAAAGAAGAACTAGTTGCAGGACCACAGAGTCCTAAAGAAGTACTTGGTAAATTAGCAGACTTGTTTGCTCGTCAAGGAATTGACGTTGATGAGATTGGGCAGATACAACGAGTATCTCTTTACCAATCGCTTACTAAGAACGAAGAAGGTGAAGCAGAGATTCACGATCTTGCTGGTGTGCAATTTAAATTCTCACCTAAGTGGGAGTCAGGTCCTGAATGGCCTGTTGTACAACAAGGTCCTGCTATCAAGTTACCAACACCGAAGGTAACTAAGAAGAAGGCAACAGGGTTTAAGACCTGCGTAGTCCCTCCAGATATTCAGATTGGTTACTACCGTAATCGTGATGGAAACTTAGAAGCAACACATGACGAAAAGGCTCTTGATATCTGTATCAAGATTGTTGAAGAACTTCAGCCTGAAGTCATTGCACTTGTTGGTGACAACCTTGACCTTCCTGAAATGGGAAAGTATGTGACATACCCAGCGTATGCACAAACTACTCAAGCATCAATTGATCGTGCAACTTTGTTCTGCGCTCAAATTCGTGCTGCTGCTCCAGAGGCAAGAATCATCTGGCTTGCAGGAAACCACGAAGAGCGTATGCCTAAGTACCTCGTACAAAACGCAGGTGCTGCTTACGGTCTTCGCAAAGGTAACACACCAGACTCGTGGCCTGTTCTTTCAGTCCCATACCTTTGTCGTATGGATGAGTTTGGTATTGAGTACCGTCCAGGGTATCCAGCATCGGATTATTGGGTCAATGAAAAGTTACGCATTATCCACGGTGACCGTGTAAAGTCGTCAGGTTCAACTGCACACGTTTACCTTAACCAAGAAAAGACGAGTGTTATCTATGGGCATATTCACCGCATTGAAACGGCTTTTAAAACACGTGAAGACTTTGATGGTCCGAGAACCATTATGGCTGCTTCTCCTGGTTGCCTTGCTCGAATTGACGGTGCTATTCCTTCTACTCGGGGTGGCGTAGATCTTGACGGTCGCCCACTAACTCGTCACGAGAATTGGCAACAAGGTATCGGTGTTGTCACTTACGAAGATGACGGAAATCACAGGTTCACATACGATGTTATTCCCATCTACAACGGTTGGGCGTTGTATCATGGGAAGGAATTCATCGCTGAGTAGCCATGACTACTATTGTCGCTGTCCAAGGTGATGGGTTCGCAGTCGTATGCGTTGATTCTCGCATCTCATCTATTGATGGAGGCTTGTGTACGCAAATAGGAACTCTTCGTGAAGGAAGTAGCAAGGTATCAACTAATGGAAAATATTTACTTGGTGCTGCTGGAGATGTACGGGCCATCAACATTCTCCATCATGTATTCCAACCGCCGACCCCACCGCCAAACCTTAAAGGGAAGAAACTTGACCAGTTCTTTACGGCGAAGTTTATACCAGCACTCCGTGAATGCTTTGATGCACAAGGATACTCAATCCCCGACCTCAACGAAAACAAGCAACACATTGCAGAGCAAGGGTCATTAATTCTTGTAGCCATTAACGGCACTATCTATATAGTTGATGGAGATTACGCTTGGGCTTCTGAAGCCAGTGGTCTGTACGTGATTGGGTCTGGTGGCGAGTACGCCCTAGGTGCTATGCATGTACTTACGCACAACAAGAAACAAACTGTGCAACAGGCAAAAAACCATGCTTTGAAGGCGTTAGCCGTTAGTGCTAGGTTTGATCCTCATACGGGTCCTCCGTATCACACGTACATTCAGGAGTACGAACAAAGCAAAACCCGTAAACCTGTATAATCGGGTATCCCCTATTAAGGAGTTAATATGAATCAAGCAAAAGTAGAAACAGCAGACGCAGCAATTAAGGGCGCAGTTTTGGGCGCACTTACCTACGCAGGAGCCAAGTTGAACTTGACCCCAGAAGTAATTGCAATTGCAGTACCTGCGGCCGCAGCACTTGTCTCGGTTATCTCAACCAAGATTGGTCCTAAGAACACGGCTCTTCTTTTGAGCGTGGCAACTAAAGCCCTAGAAGCAGCACCTGTTGCTAAGAAGGCTCCAGCCAAGAAAGCCGCACCTGCAAAAAAGAAGTAATATCTTAGTATTCTTCTTTTTAGAAAAGGTGTAACGAATGCCTGTTGATTTTTGGTCCCCGTCTTATAGGGCGGCATCTAGTGACTTAACTGTATCCATCAGCCCACTAGGGTTGGTTGAACTTGCTGACGAAGAGTTTGAAGTTCACGGACCAAGACTCAATAGGTATGGCGCTGCTTGGGCTTGGTATCTAGGACACCACTGGTCGCACCGCCGTGAGATGGGTGATAACAACATCACCATGAACTATGTGAAGACCATGTCGGACTTCATTACAAACTTCTGTTTTGGTAAAGGTATTCAATTTAAAGTACCTGAGCAAAACGAAGCAATCATTCCTCGTCTGTTACACGAGGTTTGGGATAACCACAACAACAAACATTATTTGCTTTGGGAAATGGGACAACTTGCATCCGTAACTGGTGACGTGTTTGTCAAGGTTGCTTACGATGAACCATACCAAGATTCAATCGGGATGATGCATGAAGGTCGAATCCGAATCCTTCCACTAAACCCAGCGCATTGTTTCCCCGAGTACCACCCTCACGACCGTGAGCGTTTGATGCGTTTCAAACTTAAGTATCGTTTCTGGGGTACATCACCAGAAGGTACTCGCCAGGTTTATACCTTTACTGAAATCCTTACGGACAGCACGGTACAACAATTCATTAACGATGAACTAATTGACGAATACGAAAACCCATTGGGACAAGTTCCTGTTGTTCACATTCCGAACATTACAATAACTTCATCGCCTTGGGGTCAGTCAGACATTTGGGACATTATCCAATTGAACCGTGAACTCAATGAGAAGATGACTGAAATCTCAGACATCATTAACTATCACGCTGCTCCTGTAACCATCATTACTGGTGCTAAGGCTTCACAACTAGAACGTGGGCCTAAGAAGGTTTGGGCTGGTCTTCCTAAAGAAGCACAGGTATTCAACCTTGAATCACGTGGTGAGATGTCTGGTGCTCTGGAATACGTGCAGATGATTAAGCGAGCAATGCACGAAATCACTGGTGTGCCTGAGACTGCTCTTGGTCAATTCCAACCAGTATCAAATACTTCAGGTGTTGCTTTGGCTATTCAATATCAGCCTTTGATGAACCGTTACCAGATGAAGAGAATCCACTTCACTAAGGGTCTTGAGAAACTTAATGAGATCATTATCAAAACGGCTGCGGTTTTTGTTCCAGAATTGCTTATATATGATCCAGCACAAACTGCCGAACCAGAGCCATCAATGCTCACGCAGTTGGACCCTAACGATCCAAACACATACAAGACAACAATCCACTGGCCTGAACCATTGCCTGTTGATGCTCTTATCAAACTTAATGAGGTGCAATCTAAGATGGCTCTTGGTATTGAATCCAAGCGTGGTGCGTTGAAGTTGTTGGGTGAAGAATTCCCGAACGAAAAGATGATTGAAATCTTTGAAGAACTCAGAGATGATGCTATTGACCAAGGAGCGCTCGACATGCTTCGTGCTCAAATTGGTCAAGCAGTAATGATGGCTACAGGATTACTTCCAACTGGAGGCGGCTTAGAGCAGACCTCTGCTGGTGGTGATAATGTAACTAGTGCAGGAAGCCCTCAAGGGGGTGGAATGCTTCCAGGAACTGCTGTACCGCCAGTGGAAATGGAATTGATGAACCAAATGACTAGCAGAGCATACGGCGCAAGATTCGCTCAACGCCGTGTACCTGACGAAGACAAATAAAACGTATTAATAACACAAGTCAATATTTGCTAAACAACACTTAGGAGAAAATCATGGCAAAAAGTAATGACGAAATTGTCATCCCCGTGGAGGCTACAGAAGCCTTTCATGCGGAGGCAAACACAGTTGCCCCAAAGGGCAAGGTCTTCACAGAAGACGAAGTAGAAAACATCCGCAAGCAAGAGAAGGACAAACTCTACAAGCGCATTGAAGAGGCAGAAAGCCGACACAAGAGCATGGAAGAGCAAGTTACAATCCTCGCTCAGGAACGTGAAAAGGCAATCCGTGAAGCACAAGAGATTGCCCGTAAGGAAGAAGAAATTCGCCGCCAGCGTGAGTTTGAGGAACTGAGTGCAAAAGAACTACTCAAGCGAACCGAGGATGAATTTAATGTCAAGATTAAGAATGTGGATGCTGAATGGCAGAACCGCTTTGCTCAGATTGAGGCAGAACGC